CAATAACAATAAATGGATCAGCAGTATCTCTTGGTGGCTCTGTTACTATTGGAGAAACTAAACCTACAATTACTGGTGTTACGCCAAGCACAATAGATAACACAGCAACTAACGTTGTTATAGCTGGTACAAACTTTGTATCAGTTCCTCAAGTTGAAGCTATTTCTACTGCAGGAGCAGTAACAGCAGCAAACACTATTACATTTACAAGCGCTACATCTATTACAGCCAATTTTACTTTGCCCGTAGATGGCACTTATTTTATTCGTGTAGAGAATAATGACGGTAATGCTGCGAGATCTGGCTCTGCAATACTAACAGTATCTGATGCTCCGACTTGGACTACAGGAGCTGGTTCTCTTGGAACTATCGCAGGTGGATTTTCAGGCACGGTTGCAACAGTAGCAGCCACTGGTGATGGAACATTGTCTTTTTCAGAAACAACAAATGTTTTAACAAATGCAGGGCAAGCAAATTGCTCGCTAAACTCAGCAACAGGTGCTATAACTACTACTGATTTTGGTGGATCGTCAACATCTGCTACGACGTATAACTTTACCCTTCGTGTCACTGACGCACAAGGTCAGACAGCAGATCGTGCCTTTTCACTAACATCGAGCTTTGCACTATCAGATTCAGGAAGGTTTACACCATAATGGCACATACAGAATTATCAAGAACACCATCAGGAGCTGGCAACAGAAAAACATACACCATATCTTTTTGGGTAAAAAGAAGTGAATTAAGCACTCAAAATATTTTATTTAGTGTTGATGGTGGTACTAACAATACTAATTACATGGAAATGTCTTTTAATGGAAGTAATCAACTGTTAATTGGTGGATATACATCTAATTTTTTAACAACTAATAGAGTTTTTAGAGATACTTCAGCTTGGTATCATATAGTGTGGAGAGTAGATACTACACAGTCTACTGCTGATGACAGGTTTAGATTATATGTAAATGGAGTGCAAGAAACAAGTTTTAGCACAAGAAATAATCCAGGACAAAATGATGACACAGCAGCAAATATGGCAGCAGCAACAAAAATAGGCCAGACGCTCGATGGTTATTTAGCTCAATATATTATGGCGGATGGACAATCCTATGCTCCAACAACATTTGGCTCTACAGATTCAAATGGAGTTTGGGTGCCAATTACATCTCCGTCAGTCACATACGGAACTAATGGTTTTAAATTAGATTTTAATTTGTCAGGTACTTCAGCAGACGCTAGTGGCTTTGGAGCAGACAGCTCTGGGCAAAATAATCATTTTGCTACTACTAATATTGCAACAAATCCAAACACAAAAGATTCTCCAACTAATGTTTTTGCTACTTTTAATTCTCTTGATAAAAGAGCGGGAGGTGTTGATTTCTCAAATGGAAACACTAAAGTTGTAACAAGTGGTAGTAACAGAAATTATGTTACCCTTAATCAAGCATTTACAAATGGTAAGTGGTACATGGAATGTAGATTTACTGCTGGTACATCAAACGGTTACGTAGGTTTTTGTGACATGAGTGATTTACAAATGACAGGCACAAGTACACTTGGTGATCTTTCTAATGAAGCAAGAGTAAATTATGATGGAAGTTATGAAAAAAATAATACTGGAACTAGTGGTTGGGCAGGAAGTTTTACCGACAATGACATATTAGGATTATGTTTAGATTGTGATAACAACAGGTTTACTCTTTCCAAAAATGGACAATTTGCTGACGGGTCAGGTAATTATGATGAGGCAAACCCTACCGCTTATATAACTTACACTACTGGTAATTTTATGACTTTTGCTTTTGGTGAAGGAGCAGGTGGTTCTACAGCAACTATTGAAATAAACACAGGTAATTCACCTTATGCTATAGCTTCAGGCAATGCAGATGCTAATGGTTATGGGAGTTTCGAATACGCTGTACCGTCAGGGTATTATGCATTGTGCACAAAAAATATAGGAGCATACGGAGGTTAATATGGCTGTATATACAACAATAGACGATCCAACAGCATTTTTTCATACACAGATATATACAGGAACAGGATCTTTAAATTCTATAACTAACGATGCTAGTTCGGGAAACTTTAAACCAGATTGGCTATGGATTAAAAACAGGTCAGCGGGATGGAG